CGATCTGGCTGAGGTTCTCTCCTCCAGGAAGGGTCGAGATCTCCGTTCCTCGGCCGCCCTCACGGCGTGGCAGCCAGAAGTCTTCGAGCATCGACATGTGTTTTCGGTCATCACGAATCTCCCCGGTCGCAGCATCGTACACGAGCTTGTTACGATACTGGTTCATGATACCGCGCATGTACTCCTCGGCCTTGCCCTTCGGCAGGTTTCCAATGTCGATGTAGAAGATACGGCGCTCTGGAGCTCTCGATAGACGATAGATCACCAGGGCATCCTCCATCATGCGGAGCTGATTCACTGGCTTGATGGCCTTGTGGAGAGGGGACAGCACGCGCTTGCGGGTGGCATCGAGTATGCCAGACGGAACGTAGCAGACTGCATCTTTATGGATCTTGAGTCCAGTGTCCGTCTTCTGCAGTCCACCGTCCTGGTACAGGAAGTACTCGTCAACCGTCTTGATCAGCTTTGCTCCTGTGGCAGGATCAACCTCTTCCTTGACCTCGCGTACCTTGCGAATTCGAAGTGCATCGATCGGGCGCAGCTCAATGATACCTCCACGCGGATTCTCCTCATCGATCACAATATGGAAATAGAGGCGACCGTCGATGTACCATCGGCGAAAGATGTCCTGGCCATTAACGTTAAAATCAAGCAGCTTGAGGAGATGGTCGAACTCCGCCTTGATCGACTTCTTGATCGAACTTGGCTGCTCGAGCTTATCCAGGTTGATATCGATAGAACTGGAATCATCGTCATTCACGATCGATTCGTTCACGATATCCTCAATTGCCGAGTCACACTCTGGCTGCTCGGCCGAAATACGGTATTTGCGGATCAGATCTACGTCGGTCTTGACAACGTCACCGTCAAGGTCGAGGTACTGACCATAATATCCTCCAGCTGCAGAGATCGCAGTTGTGCCATCGTCGGATGCCGGAGGTACGAACGATTTTGGCTGCTCAGCTAGTTTTTGAGCGATCGCTACCTGAGGATTCTCGTCCTCGGTCGTATCGTCTCGGCTGATCGTGAATCCAAATAGTTTAAACGCCATATCGTTATTCCTGCACTGTTATAATGTAAAGAAAACCGGAGGAAATGAAAGTAGCATGACTCGCATCTCCTCCGGTTGTATGTTAAACTAGACTATCTTCGATCAGGAAGTCGTGCCAGACTCCCAGTATGTGACCTGGAACTCGACGCCGAACTCTTCGATTGTGTTCTCCGCGTCATAGCTGAGATCGATCGCAGAGACATTGGAGACCCAGCAGCCACGGAAGTCGTAGCGCTTGATCACATCTCCGGTACGGTTGAGCTGCTCGACGGCCAGATCCGCCATGTAGTTGGCAGGATTCGACTCGCCGGTGTTCGCCGCATGAGCGTTGATTCCATTCATCCAGCGCTCGAACGCATTACGCAGTTCGAACGATGTATCGTTGATAACTGTGACACCCCATGGTTCGAAGGCACGATCTCCAGCGATCTGGATCTGACGGCCGCGAAACGGGATGGTGATTGGGCTGATGATCGAGGATGGGAGAGCTGCAGCTTTGATCATGAACGAGGCCAGCTCAACATTTCCGGCAGCATATGCTGGGAAATTGCATGTGACCTTGAACAGATTATTGCGAGCTCCGCCACCGACGAGCTTTGCCTTGAAGTCATTGATTCCTAGGTTAGCCATGTGTTGGGTCTCCTTTGATTATTTTCCAACCAGCTCGGAGAACTCAACGCCAGTACGCGTGGCGATGAAATTCAGAGTGATGAAGTTGATTGAGCGTGCTGGCTTGATGTAGATATCAGCACGGAATTCGTTGCGATCGATGACGTCACCAGTGTTATTGGTTTCGTCGCAGATCACTGCGAAGTCTGTCAGACCGCGGCGACCTTGAACGTCACGCAGGAACGGCTCGACCATATTGAGGAACATTGCGCGAGTGAACTCGTCGTTGAATTCGAAGAGCTGGAACTTCGCTGCAGTCGCGATGGCCTTCTCAAGAGTGATGAAGAGGCGGCGGACATTGATGCGATCGAATGCCGATGGCTTCGAGAGAGCAGTCTTGTCTCCGTAGAGCAGGGTACCCTGACCTGGGAAACTGACGATCGGATTCACGCGGGCCTTGTACAGAGTATCGCGCTCGGCCTGCTTTGGATTGAAAGCAAGCTTCGTGACGCCGAGTAGCTGACCGCGGTTGAATCCTGCCGGGGAGAACCAGGCATCAGCAACCTCATCGGTGTTAGCACAGAGACCGGCAACATGTCCAGCGGCTGGGATCCAGCGATAGACATCGTTGTACTTGTCGTAGACCTTGAGGGCTGTGCTGTCAATGACGGCATACGATGTCGATGACAGGGTATCTGCCCAGACCTTAACGTCATTTGCTGGAGTCGATGTGCCTACGGTGTCCTCGGTCGGAGGAGAAACGAAGACCATGACGTCCTTACGAGCATTCGCAATCGTGATCAGAGCCGATGCGATGGTATTGGTTCCGTTCGTATCGTTGACCGAGAACAGCAGGTTCAGGTCGACCGTATCGGCATCAGCGAAGATGTCGAGTCCGGCAGCGATCTGAGCTGATGTCGGGGTCGTTCCATTTGCGCCACCCTGAAGAGAAACTCCAAGGATGACTGTTTCGGTATCGAACGCGGTTCCAGCAGAAGCGAGCGATCCGGAAGTCGTGAGCTGAGTCGGGGAAACAACACTGAAGTGGTCAAGCCACCAGATGTAATCAGACTCCGTGTTGACGACGTTCTTGTAATAGTTCGTTGTGCCGTCATCCTTTACAGCATCGGCAGCCTGAGAAACTCCGGCGAACTTCTCGAGAACAGTTCCCTTGACGCCGCTGAAAAGACCATCTTCGTCGATAACAACGATATGGAGCTCGTCGTTCGTGGCGCCGTACTTTGCAGCATAGGAGCTGGTGCCAGGAGCGCTATCGAATTGTCCAGCAAAACTCCAGCCGGTGAATGCAGTTGAGCTCGAGCAAACCTCGACTCTCAGTGAATTTCCGAGAACTCCAGGGCACTTTGCACCCCAGACGCCACGAGCAGCTGCACCGCCCTGGTAGGTATCCTCGTAGTGAGAACGGTTCTTGACGAGAAGGCCGAAGTTGGCGCTCTCTCCAGAAGTTGCGTTCAGAGCATCTGAATTGTTTACGACACGCGCTACGTTCAGCGCGCTGCCGTACTTCAAGAAAGAAGCTGCGGTTAGAAATGATTTTGCGGTCTCATCGTTCGGAGTTCCGAATGTTTCTGCCAGTTCCTTCTCGGAACTGACCAAACGGATCTCCTCGGTTGGACCCCATTGAAAGATGCCTCCGAATCCACCAATGGAGGTAGATACGGCCGGCACGACGTTAGTCAGGTCAATTTCCTTGACCTGAACTCCTGGGGATACTTGAAATGACATCTTAGTTAATCCTCGTCAAAAGTTGATGTTAAGCGGGTGGAGCATGATACGAATATTCGCGTGATTCTATTTATTAGATATCGTATTTTCATGCCCTCCCCATCACTTCCCAGACATTCCCGTCGGCATCAACGGTTTTAGTTTCGTCTCGCGGATCCGTCTCATACGCCGTGAATATGCCAACAGGTGCGACATCCTGCTCAATAACTGTCAATTTGTCAGCGTAAATCATATTCCGCAGATCGATATTCGACAGATTCGCGAAAATGTCTGTGGATATGAACCAGGCAAAGATCACGAGATTCATGACGGTATCATCATGGGATCCGTCAGATGCCTCGTAGCTCTGGCCGACAGCCTCAAAGGTACTCAGTTCAATGATCGTGTCAGCATCAACGATGGCAAGTTTCTTCTGTTCGATCAGATCCTTGAGGTTCGAGCAACCGATCCGTTTCGTCTTCTTCGTTGTGGTGACTCCGATACCGCCGTTCGCCACGGTCGACTCAATGAACATGTTCTCATATTCCAGGTCATAATACAGACCATTGCAGACGATCGATCCCTGATCATTTGACTCGATGATGACATGAGCATCGTTGTACGTCTTGGCGTACTTGTAGATGACATCTGGGAATAGCAGCGGTGAGATCGTAGAATCTCGGTATGCCGCAACCTGCTTGAACGGTCGAGCTGTGACATCGATCACCGAGAATGTTGAAAAGTCCTGGTTCCTTCCGCGGGCCACGTCCACGGTAATCACATAGTTGTGGTCTGATATTGGCTTCTCGTAGACCTTCACCCCGTTCTGAACGTAGACCGGTGTCTCGGCCTTCAGTGAGAGAAGAGTCTCAGCGTTGATTAGCGTATTCCCGGTACCGACGAACGAATTGCCGAATTCCTGCTCAAACTGCAACTCCGAGGTATTAGAGATGGTTTGCTTTTTCCAGGCCTCGTCTCTCCCAGGAACATCCCACCAGTCGACGCGAAACGGCTTGAACTCATTCGTGCCCTGGATTGCTCCTTCCCAGAGCTTATGGTACATGTTGCCGACACCATTCGCCGTTGAAGTAATGATGACTCTGGATGTGCGGCCAGACGAGATGACAGGGTAGGTTGACGTATAGAACGTCGTGGCATCCTGAACAAATGCAAACTCGTCAAGGAACAAGAGGTTGACCGACAGGCCACGGATCGACGATCCCGACGTCGCAGCTGCAATGATTCGCGAGTTGTTCGAGAACTCGATTGAGCCTTTGTTCAATGCTTTACAGCCTGGCTGCAGGAAGAATGGCAAGTTCTCGAGTGCGAGCGTGACTCTGGCAAGCATCTCTCGCGCTGTGGCGGCTTTGTTAGCCAGGACTGCGATCGTCTTATCAGGTTGGAACAAGGCGTACCACAGGATGTAGATCACCGATGAGATCGACTTACCTGACTGCCGGCATGCCAGTACGATGGAGAATCGATTCTCATTGAAATGCTGAAACATCTTACCCTGGTACGGATAAGGCTCGAATGGCACCAGGCCTCGATCGAGCGAGATGACCTTCACGTACTTCCGCGCGAAGTACTCAGGATCGCGCATGCACCGAGTGTACTCGGTGATCTCTTCAGCAGTGAACTTCTGCTGAACTCCATCGCGCTTGACCTGCGGATTGCCTAGATATCCTAGCTCCGCGCTTTTAACGAACATCGGTGCTGGTATCGACATTTTGCTTCTTCAACTGATCGATCAGATGCTTCTGAAGATCTGTCGTCGATCCCATGAATATATTGTTCTGAGTGAGGG